ATAGATACGGATGGTCTTGATACAACTAAAGTTCAAACTGCTAAAGATTCAATTGGAGTAACTAATCCAATTCCTGCTACGGGAGGTAGAGGAATAGAAACTAATATAGAAATTAGAACAAATGCACTTGCTTACTTTCAGGCACAAGGTAGAGCAGTTACTAAGGAAGATTATATTCTTAGAGCTTATACATTACCAGCGAAGTATGGAAATATAGCAAAAGTTTATTTTGTACCAGATGAACAGTTAGAATTTTCAACAGTAAATGTTGGAGGTAAAAACAGAGCAGTTACGCAAGAAGATATGGGAAAACCACTTGGTCAAATAACCACAAGGATTCCAAATCCATTAGCTTTGAATATGTATGTAATTGGGTATGATTCCAGCACAAAATTGACGAGGTTAAATACTGCAGTAAAAGAAAATCTTAGAAATTATATAAATCAATTTAGAATGATAACTGATTCTATTAATATTAAAGATGCTTGGATTATTAATGTTGGAGTTAAATTTACTGCTATGGTAATGAGAGGATATAATAAGCATGAAGTTATATTAAAATGTATAAATGAAGTAAAGAACTATTTTGATATTGAAAAGAGGCAAATAAATCAGCCCATAATGGTAGCAGAAATAGCAAATAGACTTTATCAAGTAGAAGGAGTTGCTTCTATTGTTCCACCAGTTGATGATAATCCAAATAGTTTGCCTGTAATAATAACAAACAAATGGAAAAAGGCAGATGGATATTCAGGAAATATGTATGATATGGAATCTGCTACAAAGAATGGAGTAATATATCCATCAATGGACCCGAGTATTTTTGAAATTAAATATCCCAATAATGATATAGAGGGAAGAGCAATCGGCGATGCCGATGTAACCCCTAGATAATAGGAGTGATGTAAATGCACTATTTTGAATTCGCACAAAAGGATGCTACACTTTACGAAGGAACAGTAACACAGAGTCAAAATACTGGTCTTGATGAAATCATTGAAGTTTCTAAACACATGAATGATACAGCAACCATTGTAAATGCATCTCGTATTTTGATTAAATTTAACTTGACTACAATTTCAGAATCAATTCAGAATAGTACAATTCCAGCAAACACTACAGGTGTTAATAAAACAAAATATTATTTGAATTTATATGATGCCGCATCATCTGAATTAACTGCTAATGATCTTTTATATGCATATCCAGTCAGTCAGAGTTGGACTATGGGGGAAGGTAAGTTTTATGATAGTCCAAAAACTACTGAAGGAGTTAGTTGGAGATATAGAACAGGAGAAACAACTGGAGACCAATGGGTAAGTGGTTCTAACAGTACAGGTGGAACTTGGTATAGTGGAAGTGGATTTCAGGCATCACAGTCCTTTGACCATGAAACAACTGATATGAGAATGGATGTTACTGATATTGTAAACCATTGGATAAAGTCAAGTTCAGCTTATCCAAACGAAGGATTTATAGTTAAGAGGAGTGGTAGTATTGGAAATACAGATACATCAACTTCAGAAGGAAATTCAACTCGTTTGGGACATTTTAAATTCTTTTCAAGAGAAACACACACAGTTTATCCCCCGAAACTTGAAGTTATGTGGGATGATTCTAAATGGGTTACTGGATCATTAACAGCTTCTCTTTCTTCAGCAAACGTAGAAGATATGGTTCTTTATATGAAAGGTTTAAGACCAGAGTACAAAGAAAATTCTAAAGTGAGATTTAGATTAGTAGGTAGAGAAAGATATCCTACAAAAACATTTTCCACTACGTCAGATAATTTGGTTGTTAAAGCATTACCAAGTGCAAGTTCTTTTTATTCAGTACGAGACGCTTTAACAGAAGATACAATAGTTCCATTTGGAAGTGGTTCAAGACTTAGTTGTGATTCAAGTGGTAATTATTTTAATTTTTGGATGAATGGATTACAACCAGAAAGGTATTATAAAATTACATATAGAGTACAAAGTGGTAGTGGAACTACAGACGAAACAGATCAATATTTTGATGAGGATTTTGAATTTAAAGTGGTGAGATAAAATGCCGTATACACTAGAAGAACTCAAAAAAAATGCATATTGGAAACAACTTCATATAGCCGATGAAATAGAATATGAACGTAAGCTTACTAGGGCAAGAGAAAAGATGGCAAGTCTTGCTTCAGCAGATGCAGTGCCAACAACAAGGGACGAGTTTGGAGCTATGTTGTCCTATGAAGATGTTAATACAAAGGAAGCACTTGAAGATCCTACCCAAACCGTTGCTGCTCCCAATCAAAAAGTAATTTATAGAAGAGATTCGGTAGATAATATCATAAAAAGACAAATTACAGAACTTGTAAGTTAAAATATGCCAATAGAAATAAAAGAAAAAGATAGCAAACTTTTAGGATTTGGTGGAGTTAGAGAAGCTGGAGTTTCTGGCTATGAATTCCCCACTTTTGGATCAGACCTAAATGATTTTGTAGAATTTAATGTCTATGATATGGATGGTACATATCTTAATACTGGGATTACATCCGATTTTGAAGTTAAAAATAAAGAAATAGTTTTAAAACCAGGTAAGGATTTAAGAAGTCTTGATTATAGGAGTGGTAAATATAAAGTTAAATATTATTTCTTCAGACGGCTGGGAGGATCAGATTCAGATGTTTTATTGGATGGTGAAGGAAAAGTTTATTCTGGCAAGAACTGGGTTGATGAAGATGGTAGAACTTTTGCTGGAGAAAAAGCAGCTGCAGATCGTGGTAAAGAATTATTTTCAAAAGAGAACAGATATTATATAGATAAAATTTCCTCTTCAAGAACTGAAGTTCGTTTAGTCCCCACTATCATCAATGATGAAACTTATAAAAGAGAATTTTTTGAGTTAGCAGAAACTCATAGAAAATATACGCCCATTTCGGCTGCAGGGTGGGGGGACATTCAATTTGATTTAAAGGACAAAACTAAACTTGATGCAGATTTAAGAAATGATGATGCGGGGTTTACAAAAAAAATGATTGGGGGAAAACTTGTTATTTGGGACGCATATGTAAAGGATGGAAAGAAACTTAGATTTGAATCAAAAATAATAGAAGTAATAGACAGAGATACTATACGAGTTGCAGATTCTTATGATGATAAAAGAACTGAACTTGGAATTCCATATGAACAAAGTGGATTGAATGAATTAACAGAGAACCAAAAATTTAGTAAATGGAAAACTGCTTATAGAACAAAGGCTAAAAAAGACCTTACAACTTTATTACATTTTGATAATCCAAATTTAGCATTAGCTGTAAATTGGCAAAGAGATGATACAACTTTTGAAGAATATCCACATTCTATAGTTTATAAGTTATATGATCCATTACCAGCAGGAATATCTGAAAAGGATTATTGTTATGTTGTTAAGGAAATGGCAGATCCATATGAAGATGAAGTTGTTATAATTCCATTTATAGACCAAGAAGTAGGAACTCTTGTTTTACGATCTCCAAATATGGACGTAATAGATAGTCCAGTTGGGAAGAGGGAAACGACATTTCAAACTTATGATGATATTGTAACGGCGGACGATGATATTAGAGAAGAGATAGAGAATGAACTTCTTAGTGGTAGTTTTGCTAATACCGCGTTATTAAATGTTGAATACGACAAATATGAAAACTTTGTTAATTTTAGTTCAGCAAAACAAAGACTTCAGAATTTTAAATACAAATTAGAACAAATAGAAAGTGCTACAAGTCAAAGTACTCACTTCGGAACAATAACAGGATCTGGAGTTGATGTATCTAAACAAAATGTAAGTAAAAGACAAATGATTAATAGTTTTGATGGTTATGAACGGTATTTATATTTTGAGAGTTCATCTTTTACTACAGGATCAAAACATATTTTAACTCTTGATTCTTCTTGGCCTAAAACAAGTGGTGCCGGAACAAAATCAAGTCCTTATATGTTAGCAGCGACTACTTCATCTCAGGCGAGTGTATGGTATGACAAGCAAATAGAATCTGCTTCATTATATGATATAGAGAACGATGGTAACTTTATGAATATGTTACCAAATCATATAACAGATGATACAGAGAATGAACCATTTTTGAAAATGATGAAAATGACGGCACAACATTTTGATAATGTTTGGATGTATGTTAAAAATATGGACTCCATTCACGATAGACGGAGAGAGTTAAATAGAGGATATTCAAAGGACTTGGTTTATAATGTAGGGAAGTCACTTGGAACAACTTTAAAGACAAATAAGGATATTATTAATTTACCGAGATATGTTTTAGGAAAAGAAATAACAGGTTCTGATCCAAGTGTAAGATCGGTAACTTCAGAAAAAGATATTTCAAGAGAAATTTGGAAAAGAATTGTTGAAAATAATCCTTACTTTATAAAAACTAAGGGAACAGAGAAAGCTCTTAGAGCACTTATAAATTGTTATGGTATTCCATCTTCTATATTAAGAATAAGAGAATATGGTGGACCAGATTTACAAGACACACAAACTTCTAAATTATCTTATGGTGTTACACGAAAATTTTCAAAGGCAATTGATTTTAAGGGAAGTCAATATGTTAAAACACTTTGGAGTGATAATGATCAAGGGGCATATGGAACTAGTCGAAAACCAGATACAGTAGAATTTAGATTTAAGACTGCAACAGGTTCAAGTCAGATTTTACTTCAATCAGAAGTAAGAACAGAAAGTTCTGGTGGTCTTGCACCTTCAGGCAGTACAGCTTGGGTTATTCGATTGAAAGAAAATGATTCTACTGATAATAGAGGACACGTTTCGTTGATGTTTTCTGGTTCTGATGGAGTTAGAGAAGTATCTTCATCACAATTACCGGTTTATGATGGAGAGTGGTGGAATGTAATGTTAAGAAGAGAAGAAGCAGATGATTCTTTTAATGATAAACCACTCGCGGCTGACCACATATCACAAGATATTAGATATAAACTTTTTGTAAAGAAGTACGATCAGGGATTTGGAAGAATTAATTTATATGGAAGTGCTACGGAATCCTTTTTAGGTGATACGGATAATTTAGATACTGAAGGTGGAGACAATTTAGCATTAGAAGATAGTTTTTATATAATGGTAGAAGAAGGACAGACTGGATCTATAAAAGAGGCAA